GAAATGCATGTAGATTTAAATTTAGATGACTTTGAAAAGTTTGATGATAAAGCAAAAAAAATAAAAATTCCTTACATTGTGACAATTGATGAAGGTTCAGGTGAAATTTTATCAATCTATAGAAACTATAGACCCGATGATGTAAATTATTCACGTATAGAGTATTTTGTTCATTATAAATTTTTACCTGGATTAGGTTTTTATGGGTTTGGTTTAACCCATATGATAGGTGGTTTGTCACTAGCAGCAACACAATCCTTACGACAATTGATAGATGCAGGTACATTAAAAAATTTACCAGCAGGATTTAAGTCAAGAGGTATTAGAGTTAGAGATGATGATCAACCTATACAACCTGGTGAGTTTAGAGATGTAGATGCACCTGGTGGAAACATTAGAGATCAGTTTTTTAATTTACCTTTTACTGAACCTTCAACTACTTTATTCAGTTTATTAGGCTTTGTAGTACAAGCAGGTCAAAAATTTGCTGGAACTACAGACTCAAATGTTGGTAACGATTTACAAAATAGAGCAGTTGGCACAACGATTGCCCTAATGGAACGTGGTTCACGTGTAATGAGTGGTGTTCATAAACGTTGTTACTATGCAATGAGACTAGAATTTAAAATTTTAGCAAGAATTTGTTCAGAAAGTTTACCTGTATCATACCCTTATGATGTTTATGGTGGCCCAAGAGAAATAAAAGCATCAGATTTTGATAATAAAGTTGATATTTTACCTGTTGCTGACCCAAATATTATGTCTATGGCACAAAGAGTTACGTTAGCGCAGACACAATTACAAATTGCACAAACAAATCCACAAATACATAACATACACGAGGCATATAGACGTGTTTATGAAGCATTAGGCACCAAACAAATAGAAGGATTGCTGAAACCTGCACCAAAACAACCTGAACCATTAGATCCTGCAAAAGAAAATGCACGTGCATTACAGATGAGACTGTTAGTTGCCTTTGAATTTCAAGATCATGATGCTCACATAGCTGCTCACATGGCTTTTATGGCCTCTAGAATGGTTCAAATTAATCCACAAGTTTATGCTTTGATGCAATCACACATCTCTGACCACATTTCTTTCAAAGCAAAAGCAGAAGTAAGAGCAAGTATGATGCAAAATAAACAAATGATGATGATGGCAGAGCAAAATCCAGAACAATTTAGCATAATGTTTGAAGCTGAGGTTGCAAAAGTTGCTGCTAGAATCACTCAAGAGTTAGTACAAACAGAAGTTGCTACAAACGCTGCAAAACAAGACCCATTAGTTAGAATAAAACAACAAGAGGTAGATTTAAAAGCTATGGATATGCAAAGAAAAGCTGAAGAAATTAAATTTAGACAAGATCAAGAAAATCAAAGGGCAGCAGCTCGTTTAGATTTTGATTATGACAAATTAAGACAACAAGATGAACAATCTGATGAAAGATTAAACATAGCGAGGCAAAAACTTGAGAAAAAATAAAGATCCAAAAGTAGGAACAGGTAAAAAACCTAAAGGTTCTGGTAGAAGATTATACACAGATGAAAATCCCAAAGATACTGTGCGAATAAAATTTGCTACTCCAGCTGATGCAAGTGCAACAGTTGCTAAAGTAAAAAGAATTAACAAACCATTTGCAAGAAAAATACAAATTCTTACAGTTGGTGAACAAAGAGCTAAGGTTATGGGTAAAAACAGAGTAGCATCTATATTTAAGGCAGGAAAAAATGCAATCAGAAAGACAAACAAAGCGTAAAGGACTAAGTGGAGGGGTTAAATTTGGGCCTCCGCCCAAAAGAGGACCTAATCCACAAGGAATTAACATGGGTAGGTCTAAAAATGCAAAAAAACTTGTACGAAAAACTTCCAAAAAAACATAAGTTAATTTTTTTAGCTGGTTTATTTGATGGTGAGGGCAGTTTTGGAATTTGGGGAAAAGGTAATGGTAGAAAATCTTTTCAATGTTCTGTAGAAATGTGCGATAAAGATATTATTCAAAGATTTGTTGATATATTTGGGGGATCAATCTTAACTGTAAAAATTAGAAATGATAAATGGAAACAAACATGGAGATGGAGACAATCTGGTAAAAAGGCTTTTGCATCTATTGAAAAAATGATAGATTATATGTGTCAAAGAAGAAAGGACAAATACAATGTGGTTAAGTGCAATAAAATTAGCGATTAGCGCAGGTAGTAAAATTTACGCTAACAAGCAAAAGACGAAGATGGCAATGTCAGAGGCACAACTCTTACATGCTGATCGTATGGCTCGAGGGGAGGAGCAATATCAAGGAAAACTTTTAGAGGCTCGTCAGTCGGACTGGAAAGATGAGGCAGTTTTAATAATTCTCAGTTTGCCCGTAGCTATTTTAGCCTGGGCAGTCGTATCAGACGACCCAACTGCAATGGACAAGGTAAAATTGTTCTTCGAGATGTTCTCGCAGCTCCCATCATGGTTTACAAA